AGATTAAGATTGGAATTGAGCCACAGAGGAGAATAGACTTCAGGAGTTTGTTTAACAGAATCTCCGTGAATACCACGGAACATACCGCCCACACTACTAACTACTTGAGCGTTCTTTTTGAATCCACCAACAGATGCCACGACACGGGCGTTAGCAGTTTCAAGATTTTCTGCTACTCTCTGACTGTAGGTAGGTCCAGAACCATCACGAAATGCACCCTGATCAACTTCATCAGAAAGAATCGCTCTTCTTTCTTTGGAAACACCTTGGGCCATAATAGCGCTAACTTGTGGAACAGTTGAACGCTTATCCATATATTGGTCTGATTTTGATGGTCCCTGCCATTGTTTAGGGGGTTTATTACTAGCCATGAATCCTCATTTTCACTACACCCTCTACTATACTCAATATATGATATATCAGTCAGGGCTAATATTTCAGACTTTTAGAATTTTCTGGACACATATCCACTCAAAACCATTGGTTTATTAATGTTTCTTTCATTCTGTAGTAAAGGGTTATTGTGAGTAAACCCTCTGGTTACCAAGAACTTATAAGCAATATAAGCGTTAAGTAAAGCCATGAAACCATCATTTGGTGTACCACCTTTGACATAATGGACACTAGGATCGCCACCAGTTCTAGAAATAGAAGGTTTAATCTCCATACTACAACAATGTTCTATCAACCAAGCAATTCTTTCATAATCACCATAAGGAAATCTAATCATTCCTTTTTTCATTTGTTCATAGAGCTGAGCAATATAATAGTCTCTTTCGAAAAGAATTTCTTTTGGAAAAGTATCATGTCTAAACTTAACATGTTCATTGACTGACGGATGAGCACGAGAAACCAAATACTTATCTCCATAGACATTTTGTAGGTCTTGAGAAAAGTCATTAGAGTAACCAATATCTCCTACTGCTAGTTGAATATTGTATTGTCTAATCAACTGGTCTATGATGCCTTTCTTATGAGCAGGATCGTTTCTTTTGAATTTCATCGCAAATTCAATAGATAGTAAACCGGGACCTTTAGACAGTAGCACCACTGCAGTACTATAGGATTGACCGCGACTGGTAATCTTATCTGGTTGAGCTAATTGTTCCAAATCAGAACGGGCACCATAATCGATACCCAACACGGCAATCTGCTGCATTAAACCCTTACTTGGAACGATACTAGGAGAAAACTTTCTTTCATGATCGGCACAAAAAAGACGCACTTCGTCAGGAGTAATGGGACTAGAATCTCCTTGAAAGAATTCTCCCAAAACTTCATTCATAAAAACACGTTCGGTATTAATGGGGTGCTTACCCGGCTTTTCATTCTCAATAGCTTCACGAGTAAACATCGGCATGTAAAGTTGATTGATATGGAAACCAATCATGTTACAATCATCATCATTAGGATCTTTAAAGGCAACCCACTTGCCGCGCTCGGCAGCTTCTAATTTGTTTTGTTCATGTCCACAGAGTGGACATTTGACAGTGTAGCCGTGAATCCAGATTTTTTCCCAATTATTAGAGCCAGGAGTGTAGAGTGGGAAGTGTTTTTCGCAGTTTTCGCAACCTAAGTAATAATATTGTTGAGAAGAGTTCTGCCACATCTTGTGGAAATCAGAACCTTTACGACGAGGCGTACCAAAATAAATTCTCACCCCTTTAGATGGCTCACCATACTTAGCAGTAGTTAAAATCTTGAGAGCATTACCTAATGCCAAATCAGTGGTCTTCTGTACTTCATCAAAAAAGATAACATCAGCGGTACGACCCATGATACGGTCTGCATCAACGCCAGTAGATTCTACCCATAAGTGATTACCACCCGCGAACTGCTTAAAATGTAAGGACTCGCTGGCTGAAGCGCTTTGGTCCAACAAGAGTTGCATGTAGGACTTCGGTTTGGAGCCGCTCTTTTGTTCCACGCCCTCCGGGACGAGAGAGGTAATGATCATTTGGTTGAGCTTGGTCTTAGAATACGCCGCTGCCAGTTCCAATTGTGGAAAAGTGTGAATAACGCGAATGGGTGGTCTTTCGCCGTTACCAAACATACCAGAGCCCATGAAATACATTTCTAAGGCACTAGCCATAGTGGTGGCGCCAACCTGACGACCCTTAACCATAATAACGGGTTTAGAGTTACGTTCTAAAGCCTTGATACCAATATATCGATAAATGTCACAGAAAGGCTTGTATCCATTACCACTTAGAGTAAAAGGCTTTCCATCTAAATTGAGATAGGTCTGGCAAAAAGAGACCGGATCAAGCATAAGCAGCTGTCTTTTCAATTTTAGAAAAATATCTTTCTCAGATGTTGTCATTTATTTAATTACAATTTGGCTGGCATTAAAGCATTAAAAGCGTCCGTATTGGATGGATCCACATTCGAATCAGCTGTATCACGATCACCCACTGCCAAATTGGCATAATCCTCATAGTTAGCTGGATTATTTTTTTTGGCTTCAAGATTTAGTTTACTAACTAATCTAATGAGTTTGTCATCGTCCCACATTTTATCTTTTGGCACATCTGTACGATGAATAGAATGCAGTTTATCTATAATAGCTGGAATAGGTAAGTTACCACGGGTAGATCTAATATAATTCTCTAATGTTTTGAGAATAGCTGGATTTTCACGAATAATATCCGGAATATTTGTGTCTTGTTGTTTTTGTTCGACGGGAATGGTTTTGTCAAAATTATCATTTTGATCGCCAGCTATTTTCTTATTACCCTCATCGTTTTCTTTAGAAGTTTTAAGATAATTACTAAGACCGCTACGCTGCATCATATCATCCACGGCTGCTTGCACAGAAGGATACTTGGATGGGGTACCATTCATGATAGAATTGATTTGGTCGTACAGCGAACTCTGAGGGCGGGGTTGTACTGCGCCCTTCTCCAAAGACTTTTCAAATTGCTTAAGCCAATGATCTTCACTAATATGTTCGTCAGTATTTCTAGAGACTACTGACTGATATCTGGTGTATTTAGACATGATCGCTTAACCCTTGAATTGTTGCATTAATTCATAGTTATCCGCAGAACCGGGATCGAAATCTTCATTAGCCATTACGCTTCTATCATATGGCATCGGGAACCCCATATCGAATAATAATTGCTTCAACTCAAATTGTTCACGATCGGACAATTTCCATTGCTTAACTTGACGAAGATACAAATCACTTATGTCATGACCGGCTGAAATGCAACCATTAATACAAATCCTGGCAATACCCGAAATCAGCAGAGGAGCCATAATGTACACGCCTTGCACACCCAAAATTTTCTGGGCCTCTTTGACCAAACCTTCAGAAGCTTCATCGGCAGACTTTTTGCGCTTGCGAGAGGACTTCTTAGATTCTTTCACTTTGTCGAGACGATCTTGCAAACGAGCAATACCCTCATCCAATTTGGAGCGAACCTCTTCAATCTTATTGGCGTCTAGTTCGCCGTCCAAGTCCATTCTCATAGCCTTAGAGATTTCACTATCTAGCTTCTCCATGTAAGCCATAGCTCGCTCTAATCCGGCAGAGTCGTAGCCAGAGTGCTTGGGTACACTACTAATCTTCTCTTGTACCCACCCCACGAATCCGTGTGGTCCTTTAGAAGCCCAATCCCATCTTTCGTTCTTGTTGGACTTCTTGGCATCCTGATCATCGGCGGCTGACTTCTCATCCACCTGTATACCTGGCTCGCTGACTTCCAACATTGGCTCAGGATCCTTGGTGCCAGCTGGGGCGCCTGGGAGTTCTTCAACGACAATTTCTACGTTGTCTACTGGCTCATGCACTTCTAGAGCGGGAGCGCCCGCCATTTCCTCAGGAGAAACATCTCCACTGAGCCCTAGGGAACCCATTTCGCCCTCATTGAGCGGAACAGACACCTCCAACGGCGTAATCGCTGTTGGATCTACGACAAAAAGCTGTTCTTGAGCGGTGGACTGTAATGACATGTAGATACCTCTAGACTGTTTTTGGATATGATTATATGCATTTGTATGCCATAATAATCGTTGGTTTTAAATGTTCCACTTATCTTCATACATTTGACGACCCATATCAAGAGTATTTGTAAAAGGGTTTTCAGTTTGGATAGTTTGAGCACCATCTTTAGCTTCCGGATCTACTCCATCCGGTAATCCATAGATTTCAGTTTCGGCAGGAGATAACATATCCATGTCGTCTAAATTGTCATATTTAGCTGCTAACCTATCTAAATCCCATTCCTTTTCCCGCACCTCGGCTTCTAAATCATCGACGAAAGCTTCATCCCAGGTACGACCCACAGGAGCAGATTCGTCATCATAATCTCGACCAAAATTGAGGGCATCACTAGACCTACCATCGAAATCGTCCAATGGTGTATAGCTATGCTCGCCAGCAATTTGTGGAGAGGTAAATTCGATTTGTGGGCTATCAAAACCGGTATCGCTAGGTTGCACGGTTCGATCATCAGTGCCAGACGGACCCACTAGTCTGGGTGGCTGATACTGACCTTCTTCCGGTCTAATCAGGCTGTCATGATTGATATCTTCGTCTACCGGGAAATCGATATGATTGACGTCCTTAGCTCGCGCCCATTCTGGCTTTATTTTAGCACCGTGGTCGCGTCCTAATGGAGTATGCTCGATGAAATCTCTAACACTTTGATAGTGTTCCAAGTTTTCGTAGAAGCCGGTGCCCAAGTCATTATCATCGGACTTATGCTTGTCCTTGATTGGTTTTTTTGGCGTACCTTGATACGGACTATTCTTCCAATCATAGATTTTGGTTCCATGTTCTTTGGGCGGCATCATATGATCTTCATTGTCATCAGCAAAGAAAGCGCTCGGACCTTTGTCGGCATGCTCTTCGAAATCTTTAACACTCTTGTATTTACCCATATTGGAATACAACCCTTTACCGTAATCGAAATTAGGTCCGTCATTCTCATCGTCAGCTTGTTTAACAATTCGATTGAAGAGAGCGGCACGAGCTTTTACACTTCCTTTAATTTGTTTCATATAGTAAGGGTAAACTTTCTCGGTGATAGGAATTAGACTCCATAAACCCATTTCCGTGATGAGTTTAGCGGCTTTATCTCCATCTTTTTCGAAAGCTTGATTCAATTTCTCATTCATTACCTTTTCAGTGGAGATTTTAACTGTCTGTGGATTTTGGCGCACAAAATCGATAATAGATTTATCCACTTCAAAACCCAACTTGCAAGCTAAATAGACAGATCTAATCACCCTATTTCTATTAGAGGTTAATGTAATTTCTGGAGCAAGACAAGTCTTTATTTTCTTCTCCCTAATGTCACGAAAACCGCGCTTGGTCGGATCTAATAGCTTTTTTAAATCTACAGTTAGTAAAAGTGTATTACAAGTAAAATCCCTACTAAACATTTCTTTTTGTAGATCGGTGGGATTAGTAATTCCCATTTTTTGTAAATAAGATTCTATATCATTAACAATGAAATTAGAAGAGAAATCTACCTTCAAATTACCAATGAAGATAGTACTATGTCCATCGTCCATAGTCTTTCGGGTGACGTTGTATTTCTTACGTAATTGAATAGCAAATTCTTGCGACAGATAATCTACCGTTTTATCACCAGTGGTGATATCAATATCGGCTACATTATCTAATCGATTCATAAACTTATCGCGAGGTGTTCCTCCAGTGATATAGGGCGTGGAGGCGCCTATCGCTTTTTGAACTGCCACTAATTGTTGAAGTAGTTCGCGTAGTTTCATTCATTTGCTTTGATTTAGCCTACTGGGCGTGGAGGTGGTGGAGCCGGAGCGGCTGGAGGTTGAGCACCTAGGTCTTCGCCAATTTCTACTTGAGGAGATGGTTTAGCGCCACCTTCTAGTTCAGCGGTCTCTTGGTCTTTTCTCATCTTCTTACGAGCTTCATCTTTATCGGCTTGATCTTGTAAATTTTTGGCTACACTGCCAGCGCGAGGAGCATTGCTACCTCCCTTGAGATCCACTTCTTTACTAACCATGGCTCCACGTAGTCTAGCAATAATATCATCCAAACGAGTAGAGACATAGTTATTAGATTCGAGAGATTTATTGATGGCTTCGGAAAGAGTAGGAAACATAGAGGCCAAATTTAAACTATCTAACATCATATCTACCATGGCTAATTGACGAGGAATTTCTCTAGTCTTGAAAATTTTGGCAATATCTTCCAGTTTAGCTACCACATCATTGACAGTCACATTGGCTAGAGCAGAATCGATAATACGATCGAAATCCTTAGCTGCGGGGGCAGCTTGTTCCACCCCGGCTTCATTGGCTGGAGGAGTATCTTCAGTCACTTCAAGTAGTTTCTCCGCGACTGGCGGTGAAACAGACGGCTTTAGACGACGGGGAGCCGTGGTCATTGGAACATCCTCTGCTACTGGACCTGGTGGTGCCATTTGAGCTTCTGTTACCATTAATTGATCATCTTCGACTTCCAAAGTGTCCTGCACTTCTAGATTGTCCTCTGCGCCCAATTCCTCAGGGGTAGTCTTGCCGCCTGTCTCGGTCTGATCAAGAAATTCTGCGATTCCTTTGGGCACACTTTCAGGCATAGGAGAAGGCGGTCCTTGAGCGATAGTGCCATCTGGTACTGGAACTGGCTTCAAGTCGACTGGTTGTGTCTCGCTAGTAGAAGGTGGGCTCTTAGGAGCTTGTGGCATACCCGGTCCCAAAGATGGAAGTGTACCGGGAAGACCGGGATGTCCAGCGCCAGATGGATCATCTGGTGGAACTGGTTGCGGTAATGCTTCAATAGGTCCCGGTTTACCAATACCTGGAGGAGGTGGATTATTAGCTTGAGCTACCGAATATAGTACTTCGGCAGCTTTGATAAAACCCTTACGACGTAAAACATTACCTTCGCGCACAATCATATCTTCATACAAACGAGTAGAAGTGCTGAGTTTATTGACTAACTGCACTCTCTTTTTCAAACTATAAATAGCTTCCATAAGATTTTCTAATTCAGGACCAGCAAACATTTGTCCTTCAGGAGAGCGTAATAACTTTTCAGCAGAATCTAAACGACCGATAATCTTTTGACGTTGCTTCTCAATGATACGCTTCCTATCTTCCTGACGTTCGATGTCTTCTTGTGTATCACGAATAGCATGATGATCTACTACAGACTCTTCTGGTTTAGTAGGATCTGGTTTGATCTGTAAAAAGTAACCTGGCTGACCATTTTCATACCAAAGTTGTGCTGTTTTGTATTTCAAGTGAGCTCCTTCTTGATAGAACTTCATCCAATTCAAGAAATCATAAGTTTCCATTAAATTCCAACCAGTGGTCGCTTGACGAACAGCATTAGCACGATCTAGCCCACTTTTCTCACTAACATAAATATTTCTAATTGTTTCTAACCATCTCTTCAAATTATGTTGACCAGGAATGTGCATATATTGATCATAGTTAGGATAAGCAATCTTGGTAACATTTTCTTCGTCTAACTTATTATAATCAATACCATACTCTTCAAAAAACTTGATGAGCCTCTTGATTTTTTCATTTAACTCATTTGGGTTTTCAATCCCTGCCATATCAAACACGCCACTACTAGGCTTCATTACGATATCACGTAACGTGCTCTTGGAATGCGGGTCTCTGATAGGCTTCTTTTCTTTTGACATATTACTCGTTTAACTTTTTGTTAATAGTTTCATTAAGCAGCTTAGCCTCCGCTAATCTGATCTCAGTATTGGGTATAACTTCCTTCTCTGGTGCCTTAAGCTTAGCCATTTTAATCTGAATACGTTCGATAAAAAGCATAGAACTCTCTAGATCCATTTCGGATAAAACTTCGCGAACTGCCTCTTGCAATACCAAAATATGCTGATCCATAAATTGAAGTGTCACGTTATTCTGAATAGAAATCTCGGATGGACTTTCAGTGAATTTATAATACTTTTCTAGTATGTTACCCAACACCTCTGCGTAATCAATCAAGAGACGATCAACTTTAGTATTTATATCTCGAGGATTTTCTTGAATTTCATCAAATACTTGAGCCACACGAGTCTCAATAGCCACACACAGCTGAGCCACCATCTGGCGCACATCTATTTCTTTACCAGCTAATTCTAACATCTTACTACGATAAGTGGAATTATTACGAACAGCTAATTCAAGCTGGTTTTCGGTAGAAGTTGCCACAGCTTGCTTGGTCTTGGCCATATCTTCTTGAATCAAAGAATAGACATCCAGATAGTTATCTTTAAAAGTCTTGATAGACTTTTCAGCAATAACGAACTTTGTTTCACTAACATTAGTATATTTGCTGACTAACCATTCATTGATATCCTTAGGAGAAACATCCAATACTAGTTTAGCAATAATTTCGTCACGATCGGGATGCTCTAAAACTTTTTTAAGTGCATTCTTGTTCATTGGTTATTCCAGTCTAATTCCCATATAGATATGATTTTATAGCCAGCCTGAACAATAAGCTGCTCGCGAGCAAGGGTAGCCTGGTACAACTCACCAAATGTCTTATCCTTAACAGAATTTATAGAATGAGAAGAAAATTTTAATGGGTTGCCATGCCAATAGTCACCGTAAAATTCATAAACTGTATTAGTAGGCGGGACAAAAGCATCCGCCTTGATTATTTTCCTACCAATTTTAAGCGATGCCTGACGATATTCTTGCGGTATTCCAAGAGAATCGAGCCAGTCTATTTCCATTTTAGAAATAATTGGCATAATAAATTCGCTTCTCGCAATATCTCCGCAAGAAGGACACCCCTTTCCTTCCAAATGTACAGGCGGCTTCTGCTCAAACAAACCATGTATTGGACAGCTAATAGTTATTAACGTACGAGAATTGATGTAATTGCAAGGATAGGTATATTTTCCATTATGAATTTCATTTGCTTTTTCAACAAAATCATCGATAGTACTTCTTGATTTTTCATGGAAACATGTTGGACATCCACGACCGTTTAAATGGTGTCGTGGCTGCTGCTTAAAATGACCATGTATAGGACACTCAATTACAATCGGTGTCAATGCATTAATATATGTTTCTGGATATTTATACTTGCCATTGTGGATGACGGCGGACCGTTCCACAAATAATTGAGTATTCCATTGAATGCGCTTTTGGCTCATAACCACAAATATATCAACGATTACGCACGATTGTATCCCAAACGTCCCTGGCGATCGTCAAATATGGCATGAAAAGGAGTGCTCAAACCTTGTGTCTGATTTGCGACATCCCCACCTGGAACTTTTTCTCCATTTTGTAGCTCATATCCGGATTCGTAATTGTATGTTTTTTTATCTAACTCACATTGAAAAACATGCTCTCCTACCCTAGACATTTGTGCTCCCGGATGATCTGGACATGTTCTTGTACTAAGGGGAGCTTCCAAAATCTTGTATTGCTTGGTCATGTTGCTTTTGTCGATAGCCTTGAGGGAATCAGAAGTCTTATCGAGAGCATGCAGTTCCTTACGAGGTTCCTCATATTTCTTGCGTAATTCTTCGATGCGATAATCATCGGCAGCTTTCTTTTCCGCGAGCGCACCTGGGGGCGCAGCAATAGTCAAGAGCAATTCATCCAATACAGAAGCCTGCTTCTTGAGTTGTGGATCGTCAGAAGAATCGAGGGCAGTAGCCAAATTAGCTAACTCTTGTACCGATTCTGGAGTGATTTTCGATGGTTCGGATGGCTCCAATACATCTACTTCATCCGCAGCTTTTTTCAATAAAGCGGCGGCTAGGACGCAGGATTCAGCCACGACCTTGAGGCATTGTTCGTCTTCTTCTGCAAGTAATAGGGCTTCGTTAGTCGGGCTTTCCAACCAAGCAGCCATTGCGTTCAACATTTCAGAAATTCTCATAGTTTCTCCCGTATGATACAGAATACCAGATTATTCCTCTCCCGCTTCCGGCTGAGGTGGCGGTTCTGATTCTTCCAATTGAGGAAGGTTAGTTTGTTTTCTTTGGTTATGCAGCTGTTTGACTTGACGAGCAAACTCTTGTACTTGAGAGCCGTCCAATGGAATGTGCCCTCTCTTGACAGCGTTAATCAAAGTAATAAGGCGCTGCCTCATCTCTGGATCAGAAAGGAATTCTTCCATGACATCCAACGAATCAACGCCGTAGGTCTTGAAAGTTGGGGTAGCTATAATAAAATCGATTAACTGCTGCTTAGATAATTCGCTACGTTCACGAGATATCTTGCCTTCGTGAATTGCCACATTTGGTACTATTACTTGCAATTTAATCGCAGCCCTTTGTAAAGCTGGAAATGCCATGGACATAGAGCGTTCATATTTGGTCAATAAACGTTGACGAGTATTACGCTGCGATTCCGTACCTCCCGGTACGCTATCATGAATGACATTACGAACCGCTCTAGTTGGGTCTTGCTTCATTTGGTATATCAACCCGATGACATCGTTAAGCGCTTCCATCAATTTCTGTGGCTTAAGCTTGTCAAGATCTTTGACAAGCTTATCCATCTTGTACACTAGTTCCGAAGACTGAGCCTCACCCAGGTCAGCCGCATATTGGAACATAGAGTCCCTAGCAGAACGCGAAAAGTAATTACGGAAAGCATCAAGCACATCACGCTTGACTTCCGCGATTATTCGATCTTCTGATATGTTAGCAGCCTTGGACTGAAGCCCGTACTTTAATTCCAAGAGCTGGGCCAGTCGGACTACCTTTTGCATGAATTATCCGAAGATTTTGGCGTTATTGAAAACCGCACCTTCGTAGGTTTCGCTCATATCTTTTCTGAACAATGGACGGCAGTTACCATCCTTGTCTTGGTATACCTTGTTGGTTGGCAAGCCAGTCTGGGCGCAAATTGGGAACTCGCTAACAGTGGTCTTGGCACTCTTGACAACGTGTCTGCACTTGGATTCGGTTGGCGTGTGACCAGCTAGTCCGTGCATGTAGATTTGGAATGCGGTAGCGTAAGCCTTAGTATCGCCGGAGTTAGCCAACACATTAAGTGCGTCTTCTGCTTTTTCAAAATTAGCTTCAGCAACTGCTTGACGCAAATTAGCAATAACTTCACTTGGCTTGAGAGCCGACATAGTAGAAGCGGCGGCAGCTACCTTATTGTCGATACGTCTCTCTGTTACAAATTGGTTAACACCAGCCTGACTGAAGGAAGAAACCGAACCGTTGCACAACATGACTGTTGGCTTGACTAACTTTCCGTCTGCAACCTTTACTGGGACCGTGAAAGCCACCTTACCGGTATCTATAGAAACACCGAAGAAGAGAGTGTGGTCGTCATGACCAGTCACTACAACTTGTGGATTCTTATGACCAAAAGTAGCCAATTCACGAACGATGTGGTTTCTAGCAGTATTGATTTTATCAGTACCGAACTGCCATGCAGCTAAACCTTGAACGGTATTGAACTTCTCTTCAAAAGTCTTAGATTCTTCCAATTGTGGTAGCTGAACATCTTTACGAGATGCCTCAGCCATCTTTTGGCCCACGACGGAGCCCTCGAAAAATTCGGACTTGCCCTGACGCTTAGCGGTCAAACGAGTCAAAGCCAATTCAGCATCGCTAACTTCACGATGCTCGGAAGCAGCCTTGGTCAAAACACCGAGAATGCTGACAGCATCTACCTTGAGTTTGGAACCAGCCAAAGTAGTAAGATAAGCCTTGATAGTGGTATGATTCAACTCTTGTGGACCAGCATTACCCATGAAGACGGATGCTTCGACAATATCCTTACCATGAACCTCAACGGGAACAAAGAAGCTAGTGACACCCTTTGGAGTTTCATAATCAGCCTTAATGACAATAAACTTATCGCTGCCAGCACTGACAGTTAGGGCAGTAGGAGATAAGTTCCAAGCTTCCAGAGTATTACCCACGGATTTCAGTGCCTTATCGGCTACTGGTTGAGAGTACATCTTCAGCGGAAGGTGTTTATCAAAAGCGCTTTCTAACGCATTAGCTAGCACTTGGTCACCGACATGATATGGATTAGCTTGAACAGCCTCATCACGCGGAAAAGTAGTAACGTTTGGTTCTGGTGCAGTCTCGCCCAGCTCTTCTTCAAATAGCTCAGCAAATTTGCTATTACGAGAATGAAATCTTCTGGCCAAGTCTTTGAATTCGGCTTTACGGATGAAAAGTGTGTTTTTGTCAGCCATATCCTTCACAACTCTGGCTATCATACCGATAGTTTGATCATGAGGGTGGGCGACAACACACTTGGCTAATTTGGCAGCCAAGATCGGAGTGGCTAACTTTTCGTTATTCTCTACAGATTTTGCCAAATTACTGATTAGTTGTTGAATTTTGTCGAGACTCATTTATACACCTATTCCGTTATGCCAGTTCTGGGTATTTCTTCAATACCTCGTGCTTGGCTTCAGCAGATAGCTCGTTGAGCAGAGCCTTCACCAATTTCTTGTTAGAAGTTAGTTTTTCTGGTAAATATTGGGGAACCTTACCTAATTGGTCGCGAGGAATGCCAAGTTTAGTAAATGGCAAACGAACCAACGGATCTCCCTTGTAGGAAACCTGTAGTACACCGGCGGTCTTAGTAATGACTACGCTCCACTCACTGGCGGTCTTAGCAACCTCTTCGCCCTCTTCATATAGGGCGACAATATAGTCACCGTCGTCAGCACTTTGAACTTCCCAAAGTTGAGCAGCTTTATCACCATCTTTGAAACGAACTACATCAAAAGCCACACTCTCAATCTGATCTTTAACATCAGCGAGTTTATAGGCTTTTTTGGTAAGTTGTTGGGCTAAAGCTGAATAATCTATCGTATTTTTCGACATCATGTCTCCCATGGTACAGAAGGTGCTCTATCTTAAATAGATAAATATTGGTATAATATTCTGTACTTTAGTAGCCTGCCTACTAATAGATAATTTCATAATATTACCACAGGACGTCCAAAATCGATACGAACTTTCCGAATTACCACTTTTCGTCACGTAAAGCATCCATTTCATCAAGTATGCCTTTAATTACATCATCGTGTTCTAGAATCTTTTTAATTTTTTTCTTAGCCCCACCATAAACCCGTTTCCCATTTTTATAGTCGACATTACCATTTAGGCTTTTCGTAATTGAACTTTGGTTCACGTTTAACATCTTAGCGATTTCCATTTGAGTATAACCATCCGCATACAGACGAATCACCTCTCTCTGTCTTGGTGTTAATAGAGTATCTACCACTCTCCAAAATTCTTTCTTGAGTCGGTCTTCCAACTCCAACATTCTCTCGTCATATACGAAACCTCCGGTCAAACGATTATAAATGCTATCCTCGTTGCAGAAAGCCTCCATCATGTCGTTGGAACAAACTGTCTCGAGCAAAACCCACTGATAGGAATCTGATCTATTCTTTCTTTTATAATAACTATTAGTCATATAATCATCCTTATAGTTTGATGTTATGTCTTAACAAGATATCTCTAATAGTAGTTTTACCGCAACCAAATCTTTTATATAATTCAGTTCTAGAGATATTTCCCTCTTGATATAATCTGCATATTTCTAATTCCTGTTCAAGAGTAAATATATTACAGTTATTAGAATGACCAGTATAATTTGATTGCCTAGTTTCTATGTTGTGTCTTCTCAAAATGTCTGCTATTGTAGTTCTTTGAACTTCAAATTTCTTTCCTAAAGAGTAAGTAGATAATTTATCCATTGTATACAATCTACATATCTCTTTTTCTATTTCTTCTGAAAATCGTCTTCTTGATTTTTGTTCTTTCCCGGCATGTGATTTAGAGATTTTATTTTTCCACTCATCATCAAAAGTTTTTCCAGTATTAGTGCCGGGCTTACCCATAGCAGCTTTGGACATATTCTCTTTCCATTCTTCTGGAAGAATTTTTCCTTTAAGAAAATGTTCATTATACTGATAGTGTTCTTTTAATGCAGCAGATATTTTTGCTACAATCTCTGGTGTTCTTGGCGAAGTGTTCCCGCCAACATCTACATTATATCCTTTTTCTGGATTACGACTATCGTATTCCTGTATTACTTGCTCTTCAACAAAATCAACATCATCTTGTGTGCGACAAGTAGCTATAACCTCAAACTCAAAAACATTAGCTCCATATTTAGTGATAGCTCGGGTAATAACTTGATGTCCTCTATCATATTTAGCATTAGACTTGTGTTGCGACCATCGTAGGGGTGGGTTGTTGGTTTGACCAATATAAACTTTTCCATTAACCGTATTAGTAATTCTATAAATATAATGCATAGTATCTCCTATACATTATATAACACGGTTATTGCCTTTGGTATCGGTCGCTACGATTTATCTCAAAACCTAAACTCAAGTAATTCTTCTAACACATTTCGTATTTTACTAAAAACACCCACTTTTATCTCAACCTCATAACCTAATCGTTGTGCCACTTCGTCAGCACCCATTTTCGCACACTCAAAATCATCACAGCTACCACAAAGCCTGGAACCAAAATCACAAAACATCCAAGCCCAACATTGTGACGGTTTTACTCCTTCTGGACTTAGATAAATTATTTCTTTTCCATTTTCGTCGCAGCGGCGCCAATAAGTAATCATTCCTCCAAAAGGCTGACCATCTATTGTATTTTGTCTGGTATGTTCTTCCCATGCTAATAACTTTTTTGACATATTACCTCTTTAGTCTTTAACGACAAACGACATGTTCGCGTAATCACCAATTTTTTCTTTGGTAATGTATTCGTCTACGTCCTTGTAGGCTTCTGGAATATAAAAATTACGAATATTGGCTAAACTGCCAAATTTATGTAACGTGCGTTCCCTCCCTAATGCGCCAGCTTCATCATTATCTAATAACAAAAATATGTTATTAGTGTATCTGCTAATGACGGAAAATTGATAGGAAGTCATATTATTGTTTCCTATAGCTACAATATTCCTAAAACCTATTTCCATTGCCTTAATAGCATCAAACTGTCCCTCTACAATATAAATACTATTTTGATCTATGATGTGTTGTTTATTTTCAAACAAGCCAAAAACACGATATCCCTTCTTAAAGTTCTTTGTATTCTTATACTTAACTATCTTTTTAGCTTTTCTTTCATCTTCGGGAAGTAAAGTTCTGGCTACTATTCCAACAATCTCTCCATAGGGATCACGGAACGGCATAATAAGTGGATGCTGTTCAAAATAACAAAACTTGAAACGTCGAGGAAAAAGAGAGTCTTCCATGTATTTATAATACAGCAATTCATCTTTAAGTAAGGTATCTTCACCGACCAAATCTGCTAAAACCCGAATATGATCAGTGTTTGGAAAATATCCAAACTGAAAGAGTTCTTGACTTGCGTGGCCAAGACGAACATCTAAATAGGATTTCACTTCTTGCGCTTCCGGATAATTTTCTAATAGAAAACGACAAGACTCAATGATTTTGTCGAACATAATTGACTTTCTTAAACGTCTTGTGCTACAGTTCTAAGTTTATCTCTCAGCATCACTTTAAAGGGTTCACTAAGATGCTCGTGCGGCTTGTTACAAGCCCTACATACTATATCCTCACCCACTAACTTAGGACGATCCTCTTTTCCACACTTTTGACACTTAACAGCAAAAGAAATAACTTTCTTTTGCTTAAATTGTCTGAGGGTCTTCATTTGCACTTTAGCAAAATGAGTAACATTAGATATTTCTTTGTCGCAAGCAGAACAATAGACTTTATCATCTTTAGGATCAATATAAGGCTCCATTACTTTATGGCATCCCTTATTGGTACAATTCATACTAAATGGCATTTAATTTTCCTCTTCAAGTAAGACATCAATCAATTTGTCCAAATTGATAGGATATTCTACATTGATAATGACGCGATGCTTGACACTATTATTATCTCCTACTGATAAAACTACTTCGTCTTTGTTTTTTGTACCATCAGCTATTGTTATCGACATATTACCATCAATAGATTTGATTTTTCGAGTACAACCACGCAAAGCATCTAATAGAGAAATATTTAAATCTGACACTATATCTTTACCTACTAGTTTTAGACCCTCTTCTGGAGTCACGTGTATATGTACATGCACGTCTGTATATTGATCTTGTAGCCCCATCAAGGTTCCTGCAAAATTACCCATACTTTGAAGACGCAAAATATTACCATCTACGACCGCTGGGGGTATCGAAACGTGTACCGACGCTTCACTACTTAATACGCCAGCATTATTACATTCGGTACAGGGAACAGTTTTGCTTCTGCCCATACACTCCGAGCAAGTTTGGATATAAACTGCTCCACCTTGACGTACCGTAGTTTGACCACGACCACTACATTTCTTACAACCATTATTAATGGGCTTATTACCACTTCCATGACAATGTGGGCATTTGATTTGACGAGAGTATTTTATTTCCTTCTTTACTCCTTGAACTGAATCTTTAAAAGAAATGGTAAGCTGAACACTTATGTTTCCAGCATAATATTGTTTTCTAGATGAACTAAAAGGATCAAATGGATTACGAAAGGGATCATAGCTACGATTGAAAGGGTTACCAGTAGGAAGATCGGTCTCTTCACCTGATTCAATAATCTGATAGGCTTCGTTGATCTTTTTAAACTTGGCTTCGGCATCGGGCGCTTTATTGACGTCTGGATGAAGCTTTTTAGCAAGTTCTCGGTACTTCTTCTTAGCTTCCTCTGGCGTGGCTGTCTGGGGTATTTCTAATATTGAATAAGCTTCAGATAATTTCATTTTTTCTTGACCTTAATGCGTTGGGTGAGAACGAGAGCGTGGTAGAGTGCTACCGCTACACCATCCGCCATATCGTAACTCTCCACCTTAATTTTGCCCTTTTTGTTAAAGAGATAGGGAAACGTAATCTTTAGGTGCTTAGCTACCAATTCAGGAATCTCTTCCTTCTTAGGTAAAATCTTATTAATTTTTAACCCATGACGAATTGTCATAACACTATATAGTGATGGACATTTCTTCAAATAATCATAAGCTACTAAACTAATCATCCTATTGAAACTGGTCAACATGATAATTGTTTTTGCAGTAGATGCACCAGCCATAAATTGAATGATATCTTCAATGGCAATATAATCTGGTTTTACTTGATCAATAATACTCTGAATAACATCACGAGTATGCACTATACGCTCAATGATACTGCCCTTCTTGATAGGCTTAATATAATTGCATAAAATGAATTGAATATCGTTGCTATCGCTAACTTCTAATACACAATATCCGATCGTCGAGCTGGACACGTCGAAGCCAAGCACTCTCTTCATTTGACGCCTCGCTCAAGAAAAGCTACAATACTTTTTAGCTCTTCGAGGCTAGCATCGTTCTTGATCCTATTGGCTCTGTAAGAGATGAGTTGTATATTGCCGGGCACATATCCCACGCTCGGAATAATTCTGTCCAAGGATGGCGAGTTATCGCATGACTTCTTATTGTTAAACTGTAGCTCTATACCTAACATCGGACACTTCCCATCTGAAGGGAATATATCGATAATATTCCGCTTACTTATGGTGAAGGGAACGTTAGCAGCTTTTGCTCGTCTCTTCGCAGCGTACCAAACAAATCTAAAACGATCTTCTACTCTTTTTTGCTCTCTCCACTCTTTATTTTTTTGTTTTCTGAAATCACTTTTTTCGTACTCACTTAATTTATTTTTGTTTTTCTTTCGCCACTCTTTGTTGCGTTTGCTAATATCTTCTTTGTGAACTTGATAATGCTCTTTGGCTTGTTTCGATCGTGCTTCTTTTCTTTTAGCATTAGCTATACGTCCCTTTTCTCGACACTCTTCGCACAACTTAAATAAATTGACAGTATCTATAAAGTGCTGAATTGGCAATTTTCTTTTGCAAACTGGACATTGTCGTGGCTCTTGCGGCTCACCTATGCTAATTACTCGTTTAATCATACACAGATGAAAAAATATTAGTAGAAGTTGCCGAAAATACTACAATCGGTTATTCTAGACCGGAATTTTTTCTATTACACCAGTCATAAAAACGATCCCACCACTTTAACATGCGACTGACATTTAGAACAAACTTCCTTATCAGCCAAATGGATAATTGTAATATATAAGGAGCAGAAGCTATTAGCCCAAACTTCCACCATACGAGACCAAAACAGAAATAGGCGGCTAAAAATGTAGCAATTGTGCTAACAAAAGACATGAAAATAGGATTTTGTACAGTTTCAAAAGACTTTCCTATCCAACTAAATGTAGCCACATTCCATAATTTCATATGTTGTTTATTACGATTTTCTGTTCTTTCCTGTTTACGTTCTTTGTCCCTTTCGTATTTGAAACGATCGGTAATTCTTTGAGTCCTATATCCCACATTAACTCCTATCGATAAAACTAGAAAGGCTTCAAAGTATTATCCTTGAAGCCTTTTACTCAGGAAGCAGAAACGATCTTATGATTGTTGCTCGTCATAAGATGGAAAAGAATTTTCCAAATCTTCATCATCAGTCATGCTAACTGCCGGAGTAGTAGCCTTAGAGGCAACCTTTGAGGCAGCAGCAGTCTTCTTACCATTGACAGAAGCGTCGGTAGCAACACCGTTGATCTTATCCATTCTCTTCTGCACAACATCAGCGGTAGGTGGAGTTACTCTGCGCTTCAGGTCATCCATGTCCACCTTCTCATCACGAACCTTCTGCTCTTCAGCAGTTAGTGCGCTCTTAGGAATTGGTTGAACTTGGTAGTAGCTGATTGGGTCAGCGTTCTTATTGACGACAATGTTGATGTCGTACTTGGTTGGATCACCCCAAGTCTTGGTGTTTCTTGCATACTTGCGGATTTGCCCGAAAACAGCGAAAGAAATATCCAGGATCTTATAGGTGCCAGATGTAGCGCCACTCTTGCTGATTACACCGAGCAGCCAACGTGGCTTAGCTTTATCACCCAACGCACAGAGTGGGCAACTTCCGTGAATAGCGGAACAATTAATTTTCTGTCCGAATCCAGCATCACCTTCCTTCTTGTACTTGTGAACCAAGTATTGAAAAGGTTGGGTGACAATTCTCATCTCATTATCTCCATCACTGAGACGAAGGAAGAGGTCCTTACTATTTGTTTGTTTCTTATTTTCGCCGGCGAAAACATCATCATTCCAGCTTACTTCTCCAAATGTACTCATTTGATCTCCTATTGATATTATCTTCTATCTTTTTCTGTTACATTATGTTTAGATGGATATGGACGAAGATTATCTAACGCCCAACATTTTCTAAACTCTTCATCATTCATCGAGCTATACTTGAACCTACTTTGCGGGATGATATGATCCAGCTGCCAAGTCCATGTAGATTGATCATTATCGTTCCATGTTTTTGGATCATATTTACCTTGATTATCCCAAGTCATCCAGGGTTCAAACTGTTTTTCTATATGATTTTTCAATTTTGCCCAAGATTCGAAAGGTAAAAACTTTAAAACTGATTGATTATTTTTACTACTATCTATTTTTCGCAAGCTCTCATAAGTTGCTTTTGAAACTATCCTGTGTAATCTAAAAAGTGGATCGCTTTTATAACGATCATTCAAATAAGCTCTTCTATGTATTTTAGATTTTTCAGTATTTTTCTTACACCATTCCTGTTTGTATTTTCTTATTTCTTCCTGATTATTTTTCTGATATTCTTTTATTTGAGTCTTATTATCTTCATAATAAGACTTTTTATATTCCTGCCTTCTTTTACTATTAATTTTACGATACAGTTTTTCGCAATCTTTACACTCTGCTCTGTATCCACCTTTACCTCTCTTACTTTTTGAGAAAGTGGATAGATCTTTTTCTATTTTACATTTAGAGCATGTTTTTGTCATGCTTATAAATATATTGCGCTAAACTTTTTCTCGACAAATTATCTAGAAAATTTTACGAAACGAGTTCTTGCATGATCAGGCGTACGAGTAAATCTTACGCTGATACCACGGGTGCGTAGTCGATTGACCACCCTATTAACTACGACTCTTAGAGCCCCTGGTGAACCAGGGAGAACCAAAGAGCGTCTCTTGCCCAATACTCTGACGAGAGCTGTTTGCAGATCCGTCATTGTACCAGACCAACCTCTTACATCGCTTCTAACCAACACCGTTAGAATACCACTTAATACAACATCATCGACGCTGATTTGAGTGGTGCTGCTACGGACACTTGTTGACTTTCTCTTAGATGACATGTTCTATCTCACTTTCTTAATTATCTACTAACCATAGTAGGTTTGACAGCATTAAAAACTAAACTTCTGATGCTCTTAATTCTATGAGCCGGGAATACCATTTCTAATACCGTATCTTTCGGAGCTTTATTAACAAGCTCTGCAAAGTTCTTTACAATCTCTTCTTTATCAGCTTCGCAATAAATTCCCCTTACTGAAACAAAACCGTAGGATAGATCTGGACGATCGGTGGCAATAAAATTCGTCTCTGTCGCTGTCTTACCAGAACCATCTACTAGCACTATTAGATAGACGGGTTTCTTGAGTATTGGGGTTCCGGTTGGCAAATTAGCTGTTCCTATTGCAATATCAGTCGGCATCTTTCTTACCTTTCTTGGTCTTCTTTTCAGGAGCGGCTGCAACAGTCGCTTCAAAAGCGGCTCTCTTTGCAGCTTGTTCTTGGCGCTTGGCTTCCATTTTAGCTTCACGAGCTGCATTTATTTTAACCAGTAGCTCGTCTGCCAGAACCGAATCGTCTTTGATAGCTTCAGAATACTTAGGAAAACCGACCCATTTACGGTCGCCGTACTCGTGAGACACGGTAGACGGCTTGGTCACTACATTGTAATCTAAAGCAAGCTGTGCGATTTCTTCGTGCTTATCTATAACACCAATTCCAAAGTTCACCTTAAATTCACACTTGCGTGGCCAAGGTCCAAATTTAGACTTTTCGATAGTAGCGCGAAGAGGATGCCCAATCTTGTTTTCCTTCTCGTCCAAGATCATAGCATCTTTACGTTGAACTGCTTCGAAATAAACATTTGCGCTCAAAGTATGTGCGTAAGTGTTTCCACCAGAGAATGTATGATCTGCACCATATGGATCCATGTTATCTTTCTGATGATTGATAATAATGAAAGGAACCTGCGCTTTATTCACTTCCAAAGTAAGCTTGCGGAAAGTAGTTGTAAGAAATCTGGCTAGAAGAGCCATGTTCATTTTACCAACTGCAGAAGTATCTTCTCCCGGCGGGACGATGGAACCCAGTGAGTCCAACACAATTAGATTGATGTTGAAATCGCCACTAATAATATTATCAAACAGTCCCGGCTTGCTTTTACCTTTTAGTTGATGAGTCTTAGCATCTTCCTTAGGAACACCCAAGAGCATCTCGAAACATTTGCGACCATTAGCGGCAGTGTCACTATCAACTACTATTACTCTAGAAGTATCTACTCCTAGAATCTCCGCCCAATTCGGATCAAAAGTCTGTTCTGCATCGATGAACATCTGCTGTGCAGTAGGATCATCTTTCTGTGCCTCTACGATGGCGATTAAAGCCATTAGAGTCTTACCGCTTCCGGGAGGTCCGTAATATTGAATTAATCTTCCCTTAGGAAGCCCACCAGAAGATAGGGCATCATCCAAAGCGTAAGAGCCAGTAGAAATAGCTGGAATTTTTTCACCAACAGTTTCGTGAGCAATTCTGAAATCTAAATGATCTTCCGATTCTGCAAAGCTTGCGAAAAACTCGCTAAACTTATCCTTCTTACCATCTGCCATTTTCTCTCCAATTATTCCCAGCCTGATGCCGTGGGTTCCGAGGTACCTGAACTATATCCAAGGATCGTCTTACGCATGCCCGCCGCAATATCTTTAAAATGATGGTGGGCTTTGACTAAAATCTCGTATTTTCGGTCCAGGTAAACCTTACTTCCTTTGGCGGCGGCTAACCTAGTCTGCACTTCAACTACTTCGGGCGACGTTTCTCCTGCCCATTTCTTCATATCCAAGGTGGTACGTGCGCCCTCAGGTGCTTGGTACTCCATTGAGATCCTATTCTTTGTGCTATTAACTTTGGCTTCTAAATGTCCTACTGTTTTAGCTATTTTAGCCATGTATTCGATGAGAATATCTGCGGCTCTTAACGACTGTTGTTGCAATAGTTCGGCGTGAGCCAAATCGATTGCACTAATATCTCGAAGGTTATCCAATACTTGCTGGATTTCCGTCATATCAAAATTAATAAACTCTTCTTCCATGGTGTCTCCGAGGAGTTCACCAAGCCTTACCTGTTGAGCCATCTGTCTTCCTATCTATAATATTGAATTAAACGAACTTTTTCTCGACAAACTTAATTATTTAAAAGACATTTCTTGCATCTTCGTTTTCATTTGTTGAATTGCATCTTCTACCTGTTTGTACATTTGACGCAAGTGCTGATGCTGACAAAGTGCCATTAAAAACATCCATACTTCAAAACTAGTCTGTCTTTTAGAGGGTGGCTTAAGGAAGATAATGATACCATTCTCATCAGTCTCGAATAAATCAATAAATAGATCTTCGCCCTTATTAGTCATGGTGGTGTAAGACTTGACGATCTTCAAATACATTTGATGTTCGTCAGGCGTCATCTCTACTTTCTTATTATCGATAATTTGAATCATCTTTACACCCTAGAAAACCCGCCACCTTTACCACCACGATTTTCACCATCTTCGAAAGATTTTTTAGACTTAGCTACACGATCATGCATCTCTCGAAGAGACCTAACATCAGCTTCATTATATTCACTACTCTTACTTTTGCCTTTACCCGCAGCCGCCCTATTAATAGATAAAATACGATCGGTCATAGCATCTTCATCGTCCAAGCCACCCGGGGGGAGTGCTGAAGTGATTATATCTCCGTCGCTCAACTCTGACGATAATGCCGACACTAATTCAGGGTCGGCACTCTCTAAATTTTTCGAATCAATCATCGAAGCCAAACCAGTTTCCCCGATGGCAATTTGCGCACCCTCGCTTTCAATCTTTTTCTTGACTTCTTTAAGATATCGAGTTTTTTCGGCAGCACTGGTAAAGGTACGGGGCTTCTTAGAGGATTTGACGGTGTTAAGTTGAACGTCTTCTTTTTCATCATCTTCGCCTCTTTTGATAATTTGGGCTCGTTCGAAAAAGCCAGCGGTTTTGGAATCTGACTGTATTTTCTCAGTCACTACCTCAACCTCCTTACCATTTTCGACCTTGACCTTGATAACTTTCTTCTTACGTTCCAAAAAATCTTCGTCATCTACTTCTTTCTTCAAATCCTTTAGTTGCTCTTTTGAGACAAACCTAATTAGGTCATAACTATCTGTCTTGATGTAGTTATAGTTGGAGAGAAGCCAATCATTCAGTTGTTCAGGATATGCTTGCATTTTTTGCATAGTATCAGCCAAAGACACTAATAAACTTTTAAGTAGCTCTTCCATTATAGAGCTACCGCAGAAGGGACACACATTTTGTTCAATAGCGTGCCTGAACTTTGGATTGATTTCTGATTCACATGAGATGCATTTCATTATTCATCCTTCTTCCCAGGATCTATAACAGCTCGTTACGGTGTCCTTCTAAAAGATCGTTTAACTCTCACTCTAGCGCCCGCCATCTTAATCATTTCATTTGGGGCGGCAATAGCTGCACGAGAGAAAATTTGTTTGTATTGTGATCGTCTCTCAATAGGAGAGGAATCTTCAAATCTAGTTGGGAAACAACCAGATAGTTCATTTTTCATCTGCTTTATTTGATCAACTCTCTCTTGACTAAGAGAGTTAATATACTCACGATGACGATATACGCTAATTGGAAAAGCTGCTCTATCACCTGGATGATTCATTACAATAAAACCCAAAGAATCTTGTAATCTCTTATCTTTAGTAGCTTGGGCATACTCATATAGCTTCTTTAGCTCTAATTCCTCGGGCGTAGGGTCCCCAAAATACTCGTCTTGAGCATTATGTAAGTTTCTGATACTTCCTCTGTCTGAGCGTAATTTGACGTTTCTATATGGCATAGTTCCTCTGCTTGTATGCCCTTTTAGCGAGGGGTACGACTAAAGATACCTTTGTTTAAAGTCTTCTTAATCGACTTAAGAGACTTTCTGGGAACTTTCTTAACAGCTTTAGTATTGCCAGTCTTAGTTCTACGAATCTTGCCCCCTTTTTTGAGCGGACGAGCTGACTCACCATATTGCTTAAGATCTTTCTTTAACTTCTTAAGGTAATCTGTTCGGGCGAATAGCTCTTTAGGATCAAGTTTTTCATTTTCTTCTTCGATATCTTTATCGATCCAAACTAATCTTTCTAGGGCATCTTTTAGTTTTCTATCATTCGGCAATTCCAATTTGGAGATATCGTGGCCAAAATAGAGGTCCCACACTTGCTCCGCAGGTTCGGGAGCAATTGGATTAACCAAATCTTCTTCTATGAGATCAGCTAACTCATCCACTGGACTTTGATTGGGAACAACGGGCGATGGAGAGTTGAGGTGACTCACGTCGGTTAATTCCTTAAAATCATCTTTGCTTAGATCAAGAGGAAATACACCATTATGAGCTTCTTTAAACTTCTTGTTTAACCAAGAGAAATCAAAATCACTATCATATTCGTGATTATGTAATTGCCCCAAAGCACGATTAAGAGCTTCTTGAAAGTCTTCACGCATTCTACGTCCTGATTCCGTATTCGGATCCATCCCTTGCACTTCAATGAGATGCTTTAGCACTGCAGATAATGGAGTTACCACTAACTTAGCTGCTACCAATCCAACCTGAACATATTTATTCAGTTGTTTTGGGTTATTCTGAAAGTAGCGCTTTAAAAAGACACCAGGTGTTTGGAATTGAGGGAGTTGCATGATCTTATCTCTTACTAGGTTTTCTGCCACGTTTAGCGCGTGGTTGATTGAGTTTAATGTCACTAGAGGTCTTTACTGATTGTAATTCCTGTTGTATCGGTTGAACAGAACTAATATAATCTGTGGATCCGATCGTGCCAGTAGAATCTGGATCAGAAGACATATTGGTAAAATATAAACCCGAGGAATTGGGTAGGTAGCTAGCTACAGTATCTATACCGTTGGCTGCGGCGTTATGAGTGACACCAACCTGGAAAGTGTAGTTGCTAAGTAGGGCGCCTACATGTGCATTATCAATCGGCATTGAAAGGGGTGAGCTACTGAAAGCAAGATTATTAGAGCCGGTATAGTTGATTGGTTGTGGAGTTGTGTTCAAATCAACACTTCGAGTAACCGTGCCTTCAGTGCTCATGGATCCAGCAACGCCGCCGGGAGTAGGGGCTGCGCTAACTGGATTGGAAACTGCTTGACTAAATTGACTTACTAATTCTTGATCGATCTCTACCCTAGAAACTGTAGAGTTAGTTGCTGGGATATCTTCGAAAGCTTCTGGATCCATAATGAATGAATTAGATTTTGGTTTCTCACTCTTCGGAATAAACTGTTGAAAATGTTTTTGAACATCCTCTGCTTTTGGTTTTTGTCTCGAATATTTTGGTCCTTCCGTATTATTAGCCAACTTCAAACTGAAATTGGAAATAACATAAGCGGCAAAATCTTCTACCGTTGCATTATTCTTACTAAATTCAACAGTCTTTTTTAAAAACAAAGATATTGCATCGTTGGAAGCAGCAGATGTAATTTGGTCTAAATCATCTTCTACAAGAATAGTTCCAGTTGGAAGTTGCTCCGCATTAGGTATTAGACCGGCGTGAAATTGTCTATTTGCAGTAATATAAGACAGTTTACGTCTATCTGCCCATTCCTTTAATTTTATCTTTGGCATAACTTTATTCCTTACTATGCATAGGTTTTATATACAAAAATAATCAACTATATCACTTTCTTTTACTTAGGAAGAGTTTTGTTATTATTACATATCGTATATATCACCTATGACGTATCCTAGTGGCGCCATCCAACAAATTTTGTTTAGCGGATAACGGACGCAAATTGGATAACGCCCAACACTTCTGAAAGTTCTCGTCCGTCATAGACGTGTAAGGCAATATTGATTGTGGGATAATATGATCTAACTGCCAAGTCCAGGTAGTTGAATCATTATCATCCCAAGTATCATGATCATAAGAGCCATAATTTGCCCAACTCATCCATGGTTCAAACTGTCGCTCTAAATGCTCTTTTAATTCTTTAATCGAAAAAGAAAGAAATTGTAAAACAGAAAAACCATTTTTATTAGTGTCTTTTGAATGCAGCATGTGCGCCACTAACCTAGATATATTACGCCTTAATCTATAAGCTACATTTTTAATTTTATTGGCATAATAGCTATTTTGATAGTTCCTAATTTTGATTCTATTATTGAGATAATATTGTCTATTGTAGGGTGATTTATTATCTTTATGACTATCACGATACGTTTTGCCAGCCAATCTAAAAGGAACGGGATTTTTCTTGTATTTTAACCTTTTACTTTTATTTAGACAAGATTTACATCTAGCACTATAATATTCATTTTGTTTAGAAAATTCACTAATATTTTTGACACGACCACATTTTTTACACTTTTTCTTGTTACCATCAATCAGTTTCATAATCTTTATATATCATCGATTATGTTTTTATTTATCAAATTATCCTCGATTTTCCAAAATAAATCATCAATATTGTTAGATTTTTAATCTTCTTCACTGTCAAGATCTATTAATCCTCGATCATAAAGATCGTCTTCAATTTCTTCAAATAAATCCTGGGGATCATTGGTCTTTTCCCACTTACTATCCTTTGGGGGCACCTCTGTCATTTTAGCTTTAGCCTCTTTAAGGTTAATTTTTTTAGCTTTAAGATCGGCTGGAATACTGGGAGGAACCGCGATATTGAATAAAGTATCTAATATGATACCCATGTCGTCCTCATAGTTATTGGTATTACCTGAGAAGTGTAATGCAATACCTATACCAAACTCCGCTTTCTTGTTAATCTGCTTGATTCGATCTTGAACTGTTTGCCACCTATCAGGGAAAATAGTACAAGTTACTTGGTCACCAAACTTATCTTCCAAAGCAGCTTTAATCATTGGTTGTCCATAATATTTACTAGTTTCTTTCTTAACCCTAAATTCAAAGTAATCGCGCACTATTCCCTTGAAAGAACCAATATTAGTCTTATCCTTAGCTTTTCTAATATCTGCTACAGTTTTATGTTCATCCTTAAAGAAGTCATTATAGGCGAGAGCCGGTTTGCAGATAAAAGCCTCTTGCAAGTAATATTGTTCCAAAGCGTAGATTTCCTGTATACTCCATTCCTCATCCTTAGGCCATGGATAAATAAAAGTGTCTACAGAGGGATCGTGCTTCTTGAGCCACACTTGAAGCTTCTTACGATAGTCTGAGCAATACAAAAACATCAGTTTACGAGGAATCTTGAAAGAGTCCAAAGCACCACAAGCGGCAAGAGCTTGAATGCTATTAGCTCGTACTGCTTTAGAGCTAACACGCACCATAAAATCAAAGAAGTCCTTGAAAGGTCTCTTCTCGATGATGTCTTTGATGGCATCTTCACCCACGAACTTGATGGCGTCCAAGCCGGTAATCAGCTTATTCTCATCTTCAATAGTGTAGGCTAGCTTGGATTTGTTAACATCAGGCGGAAAAATCTTGACCTTGTGCTTGCGCAGTTCCTTTTTGATTTTTTCTAGGTTGCCCTTAGCATCTGGGGCATTGGACTTGACTTCAGCCATAAGGTTCGCGAGCAAAAACTCCACTGGATAGTGAGCTTTGAGATAGGCGGTCTTGTAGCTAGTCATAGAATACAAGACCGAGTGGGACATGTTAAAACCGTAGCCTTGGAACTTATCTACCACTTCATCCCAAATGCGCTGAGCAATAGCTTCCGGCACCGTGTTCTTGACGGCATCACGGATGAACTCTGCCCTCCACTCTTGCGCCTTCTTGGGGTTCTTGCCCTTCTCCTTAGTCAGCTTACGGAGACGATCGGCAGAGTGCAATGACCAGCCGGCGACGTCCTGCGCTAAATACATCAAGCTTTCTTCATATAGACCGAAGCCGAAGGTATTATTGAAAGCTCGTCCCAACGTTGGATGCAATAAAGAGAACGGCTTCTTACCATCCTTAGTTAGAATGAAGTCGTTACGCATGTCACGCGCAGACGGACGTGCGAGCGAGTTGATATAGCTGATATCGTTGACCGACCTAGGCTTAATGCGACGACACAAATCGATAGTGCCGCCGCTAGTTCCGAGCTGAAAGACACAGAAGGTATCGCCACCAGAAATAGTGTTGTAGGTCGGCTCATCATACTCTTCGTAGTCCAATACCGCAGGCGGCATTTCTTTACCCGACGCCTTGATCAGTTGCATAGCCTGACCGATGATATCTAAAGTGGATAGTCCTAAGGTATCCATCTTGACCAAACCATTTTCTTCTGCCTTATCCTTATCGTACTCGATAGCTAAGGCTCCATCCTTATCTTTGCGGAGCGGGACCAAACCAGTTAGGGGACGAGCTGAGATAATGATACCACCGGCATGAGTAGACCAGGCACGGTATTTACCGCAGATATCCTTGTATTTGATGAATTCTGGGTACTTCTTGCAATACTCAGCGAATAACGGCACCTTGGTCAAGGCGTCATCGATGTTATGAATTTCTCCTGGGATACAATCAGCTACGTCATTGCCAATCCTGATGGCTTCGTCCTTAGAGCCTCCCAGTTCGCAAGAACGGGCAATATCTCGGACATACACCTTGGGCGTGATGGTATTGACGTTAGATACGTGTGCTACGTGATCATCCCCGTATTTTTGTCGGAGATAGTTCTGTACACGTTCACGACCAGAAGGCGCAAAATCGGTATCGATATCTGGAAAGGAGCTCTTTTCCTTATTGTGAAAACGAGCAAAAATAAGGTTGTACTTGATGGGATCGGCTTGATGGATTCCCAGCAAGAAGGCGATAAGGGATCCACCAACCGAGCCACGACCCTCTCCCACCGCGATCTCGTGCTGACGAGCCCAATCAATAAAGTCTGCTACGATGAGCATGTAACTGGAGAAGCCATGGAACTCTAGAACATCCAACTCCTCAACGATACGATCGTCGTACTGCTTTCTCTGCTCTTCAGATAAGTTCTTGACTCTTGAGTCGAACAATACTACGCAACGATAACGCAAAAAGAGTTTGTCTTCTTCTAGCTTTTGAATGTCTGATGGTTGGCGCGCCACCCACTCCTTAAACTTTGTGTAGTCAGCCTCTTGCTTGACCGGGAAGACGGGTAACTCTTTACCGGTCGGATTGGAGAACTTAGGGTCAATCCACTCTGGCTTCTCACACAAATTGGCGAAATAGGTGGTGTTGTCGCACAATTGCTGTGCCGTTTCCTCGCCGTAGTTCCTGGTAAAAAAAGTCTTGACTTCATCGCCCGTTTTGAGATAAAAATCGGGCACCGAATACTTGAGACGAAAGTTAGAATAGATGGGTTGGTGAGCACCAATAGCTAAAAAAACATCATGAGTTTCAGAGTCTTCTTTCTTGACGTAATGTGCGTTGCAAGCTGCCACCACACGAATATTGTGCTTCTTACCCAGATTGATAAGTTGTCGGTTGAGAAAGGTTTGATCAATTTCATCATTGTAGATATTGGAGCCACGCCTCATATTGTTGGGCTGAACTTCGATACCTAAATTGTCTCCGAAGATTTGCTTGAGTCGCAATAGAGCGCTCTCCGCTTCATCCATCTTATGGTTCATCAGCAATTGGCTCGCCACACCGTTACCGCAAGCCGTCAGGCAGATTAACCCTTCGGAATGCTGCTCTAACATCTTCCAGTCGATAACGGAATACACACGTTTGCCAATAAAGAAGTTGATGTCGAAGCCCTTCTTATTGAGCGTTAGTAGGTTGCGATAACCCACCGCATTCTTCGCCAAGAGAACGACGTGTCGCAGCTTTTCATCTACGCTGGTAGTATCGTTGGTAAAGTAGAATTCGCATCCGATAATTAATTTGACGCCCGTGTCTTTGGACGCCTTCCAGGAATCCCAAGCGCCCGCTAGGGTTCCGTGATCGGTGACAGCTACTGCTGTCTGTCCAAGCTCTTTTGCTCTCTTGAATAGTTCCTTTGACGAAATAAGAGAGTCAAGAATAGAAAAATCGGTCTGATTATGAAGACTTACAAAATCGGTCATCTTATACCTGTTTGGTTGTGTATTATGACAAATGCATATCGACTCACTCTTGGAGCTGTTCAGTCTAAAGATAGACTGCGCATGCGGTGCCAGGGAATACGGTTAAAATGGACAATTTAAATTCTATATCTTTTTTGTCAAGGAGAGATCATTCAGGAAAAATTTGGTCAATTTCTTTGAATGTCTCTTTCCAGAACTTCCTATTGCGGGACTTAGTGGTCAGTAATACCTTCAAATCCTGATAAGACAATCTTTTATGCTTAAACAAGCTATGGGCAACTAAATCTATGGCTTCCCAGTGTTCTATTAGCATAGTCAGTGATTTTCTTGCTATCTTCTTCTTGTAAGCATTGCGCTCCTTGCCGGCAGGAACTGGATTATACTTTTGTATAATTTGTCTGATAGCCAGTAAATCGTCGGAAGAACCTTCTTTAATAAACATTGGTACCTGGTCAGAACCAGAAATACTCTTGAAATGATGCTTTTCAGCAAGTAAACCGGCATAACTTAAACCAATTTCTTGCTCTAATAGCGCGGTAATATTAGTATTTTCTTCCGAATTACCACATTCGTATTGGGTAAATCCGTGAATTCTTTTTAATATCTTATGTTCAAAAACATAAACAGAATTCACCTTCATACGATGAAATAAGGCAAATATAGTATGACCAGCTTCGTGATAGCTTGTACTAATCAATTCATAGGTTTTGGTGACTTTCTTTCTTACTTCATTGATAGAAGCACCCTTTGCCATATTACTCCATTTGGAGGAGTAACCCCTCCAATTCATTAAGTTTTTTATCGCAATCTTTATACTTGCACTTAACGTGGAGCCTATCTGTCCCAAGCGACCCCGTTACTATCAAGTCCAGATTATCCACATACAGCAAACCTGCCTTGGTAAAGTTGGGGGCTTCCGTAAAACCTTTCTCTATAAGGGCTTTGAGGAATTCTGTGGTAATAGAACGGTCGATTTTGAGAACGATCCCGGTCTTACCACAACATGCTTGAACAATAATTCTCTCAACTTTCATTTTAATCCTTGTTATTGAGATCCACTCCCTTACCTTCTAGAAGAAAGAGCGCATATTGGATCTTGGCTTGTTGAGCTTTCTTACCGTCGCGATAAGGGGCAGACGCCTCTTTGACAGCCTCTTTATAGCCAGCTAACTTCATATCGGCTTCCATCTCCTTCTCTACCGTGTAAATGTTACCTTCACATTCCACGATAATCTTTTTCAATTCATCTACACTGGCAGCATCTGCCACGTCTTTGAACTCTGGCATCTTCTTAATGATGTCATCCCATTTCTTTGCTAAACCAGTCACGCTTGCTTGTACGGTAGCCATCTTATTACTCCTGTTATTCAATAACCTTAATTAATTTAGTGACGTAATTCATGGTGTGCTCATCTCTAATACGAGAGAACAAAATCTGCAGATACCCTGTTCTATTCATTTCTTGAATGACTTCATCCAAAGGCTTCTGTACTTTGGTTCTAGCCAAATTTTCTTTGATGATTTCAAATACTTCTTGATCGCTCAATTGCGATTCTATTTCTAGCTCTCTAATTTTATCTAGAACTAAAGATAATTTGACATTCTTAGTAGCCATCTCTAAAAACTTTTCTTTATCAGTATCCACCATCACATCCCAATTTAGTTGAGATTGATGAGCCAGATAGCGCGCTTCAGAAAGAGCCATCCAATTAGGGACATTGATAGTATTGTCAGCCACCAAACGTTTAGCTACGGTATCATGCAAAGCCATCTTAAAATTGTTAGCGACACGTCCAGTCGCAGCCGCCTGCACATGCTCGCGTAGTTCATTAAAGTCTTTTTTACCCATCCTAGTAGCCAACTCATCGTTTAATGGGCAGGGCGTAGTCTTAGCACCAGTAGTCAAAGTTACCTTAAAATGTACTGTTTTACCAGCGATAGAAGGTAGGCTTTCCGTTGGAGCATGAATATCAAACTCACGGGTTTCTCCCGTGGTCATACCTAGTAGGTTAGAATCGAAATCTGGAATGAAATTATTGCCGATAGTAATCATTTCTCCGGTTCCCATCAAACCCGGTACCGCGGCACCATCAATAGATCCTTCATAATCCAAAATAACATTGTCACCCTGTTGTACGAAATCAGTATCGGCATATGGCGCTACATCGCCCAAACGTACGCGCAATTCTTGTAGCATTTTCTCCGCTACCTCGGTAGCATTTTCCGCTTCAACGGGCTTGGGTATTTCCATATTTTGATACGGAGAAATCTCAAAATCTGGTTTGGTAAATAACTCAAACTCACAGGTAAAAGAACCGCCATCCAATAGAGAACTATTGAACTTGGGAGCACCATGGGGGCGCAGCTTCTTTTCAAAAATAGCATTGTGATAGGCATCTTCTGCCAAAGCTCTTTTCAAAGAATCTTCAATTTGCTGACGATAGTGTATTCTAATGGCATCAGCCGATGCTTTACCAGGACGAAAACCAGGAACGGGCGCTTTTTTGAAAGCCCCTTCTACTTCTACTCTTTTGTCCGAGATTTCCAGAAAATTTGCTTTAACATGGACAGACAATTTACACGGTTCTAATTCTTTTAGTTCGATTTCCATTTTATTTCCTTAAATTATGAACAGGACAATTTACATCAATTATTTGCTGATACATAAAGTGATTATTGGGGTGCTCTGGCAGATGTTGTTTGGTTTCAATATGCCAAACTGGATACAAACGAATTACTTCATATTTGCATGAACAAGCTAATTTGTCGCCTATTTCAATAGTAAGCCCGTTTATAATAAGAAATTTAACTTCTTCGTAATCCATTATTCCCTCTTAATTATTCCCTCTTACCAGCTTACTTCACCATAAATACTTTGACCAAATGCTTTACTCTTGCCCGCCGGGCAGTGATCTAAGAAATCACAAAAATTGCACAAAGCTGACGGACTTGGCTCAAAATTCTTTTCTGCTAAAATCTGTTCTGCATATTTTTCATACTGATTCTTGACTTTGAGAATTTCCTTTTTAGTAAATTCTTTAGTAATATATTCAAAATCATGTCGGAGAAGAATATACGAACCGCGCACCTTCTCGATCGACGGATCTTCGTTGACTATAACAAAAGCATATGTTATTAATTGGAACCAGTCGTCTTTTAGGTATTTTTTGTTTTTGATCGTCTTATAATCACAAACGTGCACTACATTATCGGCATCCAACTGAATTCTGTCAATTGCTCCATTTAAAATAATATTTTCCGTCAGGGGTAGCTCAAATCTTTTTTCGCAAGCGATGACGTTGGCAGGCAAATTGTTTGCCTTATTCTTACTGACGATGCGCAAATATTTATCCACTAATTGCCAGCACTCCTTCTTCATTTCGGGAGTCATCTTGTCTTTAAATTCTGCCCAAGCTACCTTGAAAGCGTCAGTCATGGACATGTTGTAAGGTAACAAGCAACCTTCTAAATAATAGTTATGAAACACTTCCAGCACGCGATGGCAGAACTTACCAAAAATATGGTAATCACGATCTTTCTTTGGTAGTTTAACAATATAATTGAACTCATATTGTTTCTTACATTGATTAAATGTCTTGACTTTGGAAACACTTAATCTGAAATCTAACTGATCATTTACCATGTCTAATTCTTTTCACACCATCTAAATGGTTTTGCTTTGCAGATAGGGGTCTCAAATTGGTGAGCGCCCAACATTTTTTAAATTCTTCATCTTCCATAGAAGTATAATTAAAAGTAGAAACTGGAATTATATGATCCAATTGCCATTTCCAAGTGGAAGGATCATTATCATCCCAGGTTTCTGGATCGTATACGCCCTGATTATCCCAATTCATCCAAGATTCAAATTGTTGTTCGATATGTTCTTTTAATTCCTGAAAAGAATAATCTAAATGATTAATACAAGAACCTTTCTTTTTGTGTCCAAACTTGCCTAATATTTTTCGTATTCTACCGGAAATATAATGACTCAATTTATAAGTTGGATCATTTTTCCTTCTGTTCTTTCTATTATTATTTATTACATCTCTATTGTTTTTAGCATATTCTTTATCATAAAGAGCCTTATCTTCCTTAATAAGGGGATAGTGGTTTTTGTCGTATTCTTTTTTCTTCTCTCTGACTATATCTTTGTTTTCGGCTATGTATTTCTTTTGATATTGCGCGCGCTCTTCTTTGTGGGCGGCATGATATTCTCTGGATAATTTTGCCTCACATGCTCGACAATATTTCACATAATACATTTTCCCACTGATCGTTCGTTGGCGAAATTGAGAAACATCGGTCTCTCCACACAATTTACATACGGGTGATGGCACAGTCATACTTTCGTATATATCACTATAATCAGAGAAAAGCTCTGAGCCCACTCATCCTAATCAAAAAATTATCAACATAATTTTTAGCAAAATCTAGATTGCCCTCAATATAAAAAGGCTCTTTCAAATTGGGCGGGAAATAATTATGTAAAAATGATAATGGTGAATAGAAATTAGCATAACATTTATCAATAGATGCTATATGGCGTCTAACTGATATTACTATTACTTCATCATAATCTTCATATGGTATCAGTTTTCTGACATAAATTGGGTCCATATAAGAACTATTTTGATGCCAACCATTTAATTCAATCTTAGAACTAAATTTAATAATCATTTTCTTAAAATAACACCCTACGCTGGAAGGGGATCCATTCAAAAACGCGTCCCTGCCAAGCAATCGGCATCTGGGCCAAATTACCATCATATGCACCACCATTTGGTACAAATGGCGCCGTGCTAATTATCCATTGTCCTGACCAAGAGTCACGATAGTAATGTGTTATTTCATTAGTTCTTGGATTGTACTTGGCGGTAATAAAAGTGCCACTTGGGGGCGGGGCACCATCGGGACCACTGTTAAAGTAATATGTACCATCGCGGGCTCGCTCTGTATTTTCCAAAGTAAAGTTAGCACGATTTATTTGCGGAGGGTCATCAGGATTTTCTTTGCTGAAATCTTGAAAAATAACTAAAGCTTTAGGATTAAAAGTAGAAGTAAACTGTTCGGTTTCTTCACCATCATAAGCTGGATCATAATTTGGGTTGTAGGAGACATTAGCTGGTAGCGTCCCAATACCTGGACCCATTTGTCCTTCAGCATTAGTGGTAGAGTACGGAATCTGATAATTTTCTATGTTCCAAGGTTGATTGGTAAAACCAGTTGGATAACCATCCGCATTAAAACCGGTTGGCGTGGCTGGTAGAGTAGGATCGTAAAC